CGTAATGGTGGGCCGCAAGGTGCTTCCCTGGCTCCCTTACCCCGAGCTGGGGATTTTAACACAAGTCAGATTGTTATCCAGGATCTTACAATGAACATCAAAAAGATCTTGATGGATGATAGTTTGCCACCAGATACAATGAGCGCCAGGTCAGCTACAGAGATCGCCCAGCGCCAGCGTGAGTTGGCTACAAATCTTGGGTCTGCCTTTGGTCGATTGATGACTGAGATAATGATACCGTTGGTATCCAGGACTTTATACGTTCTCGATCGTCAGGGATTTATTCGTATGCCTCTAAAGGTAAATGGCGTTCAAGTTAAGGTTATGCCAGTGTCACCATTGGCAGAAGCGCCAAAAATGGAAGAGGTAAATCAAATTATAAATTTCATGCAGATTGCCAATGCAATGGGGCCAGGAGGCCAGACTGCTTTAAATATATCAGAAATAGTAAGCTTTATAGCTGAAAAGATGGGTATTGATGCTCGATTGCTCAATACACCAGAAGAACAGCAGGCAATGATGCAACAAATGCAGCAAGCTATGATGGCTGAACAACAGCCAGAAATGGCGACAGATGAAACTGTCGCTGGAGCTATGCAATGAGTTCGGCTGAAGGTTGGGAAGGATTAGACCAGGCACAGGCGAAACCGCAGAAAGCGGATGACCTAGACATATTATATGGTAGGTTATTTAAATCACAGGAAGGCCAAAAGGTGCTTAGTCACCTGAGGCAGATAACAATAGAACAACCATCCTGGTTTCCTGGAGAAGATCCAAGTCAAGGCTACTTTCGAGAAGGTGCGGCTGATCTTGTTCGGGTAATTATGAAAAGGGTGGATAGGAGCGATAATGTCTGAAGAAACAGAAAATGTTGAAGCCCAGGAAGCAGATACACCACTAATAAACGTAGATACAAAAGAAGAAGATCAGCAAGCAGAGGCTCCTATGCCTGTGCATGAACAGCCAGAACAACAGGAAACGCCAGAAGATGATGGCGAACCTATTGATCGACCTGATTACTATCCAGAGAAGTTTTGGGATGAAGATGGACCAGATGTTGAAAAGCTTGCAAAGAGCTATGCAGAGTTGGAAAAAGCATTTAGATCCGGCAAGCATAAAGCACCGGAAGGTGATTACGATGTTTCGGATTTGGTTGATCGTGGCCTCGATCTGGAAGATCCGGCTGTTGAGGTATATAAAGACTGGGCTAAAACATATGGCGTTTCACAGAAAGCGTTTGAGGAATTGGCTGGTCAGATCCTGGAGATGAATGGCGAACAGGCCGAAGATATTGAGTATGATCGAAGAGCTGAAATGCAAAAGCTTGGTGCTAATGCCCAGGAGAAAATTGGTTTTCTTGAGCGTAACATCAAAGGAGCTGATTTAAATGACGCAGAGAAAGCAGCTCTAAGCTACAGCATAAACAATGCTGATAGTATTAATGCTTTGACTAAACTTATCCAGGGATACACCAATGAGAATATCCCAATAAAACCTGTTGTGGCAGAGCCAGAGATGACAGTAACAGATCTTCAGCAAGCGATCGCAGATCCTCGATGGCAGACTGACGCTGTATGGCGAACTAACATCGAAAAGAAATGGATGGAAGTTAACAACTAGATATTGTTGCAATGTGTGTAGTTTGTGTGTATATGTGGTGTAACGGATAACCAAAGGCGGCCCGTTTATGTGGTGAATCCACTGGTTGGCGTGACCACTTCCACGCAAGCGACCGCCCGAAACATCGGCTAACGGTAAGCGTTTTATATTAGAAACCTTAAAAGGAGGCTTCTGCTATGGCGCAGAGTATCACTAATGCCTTTGTAACACTATTCGATCAAGAAGTGAAACAGGCATACCAAGGCGAGGCATTGCTTCGCGGCACTATGAGAACACGAACAGGTGTTCAGGGAAACACAGTTAAGTTTCCAAAAATCGGCAAAGGCGTTGCAACGGTTCGCGTTCCGCAAACTGACGTAACTCCGTTAAACGTAACCTATAGCAATGTTCAGGCGACAATGTCTGATTTTATCGCTGCTGAGTATTCTGATATCTTTCATCAGTCTCATGTTAACTTTGATGAGCGTAGAGAGCTGGTCCAGGTTGTTTCCAAAGCAATAGCTAGACGTATGGATCAACTTTGCATCGATGCTCTTGATGCGGCTGGATCACCGTCAACGGTTGCAACTGGTGTTGGTGGTTCTACTACCAATATGAATATTGCAAAACTTCGTGCGGCTGCTAAAGCTCTTAATGAGAAAAACGTACCAGCTGAAGGTCGTCATATATTGATGCACTCTTCTCAGCTTGATGCGTTGCTCAGTGAGACTGAAGTAACTTCGAGTGACTTTGCTGTAGTCAAGGCTCTTGTTCGCGGTGAGGTTTCATCGTTTATGGGCTTTAACATAATGACTATGGGTGATCGTGATGAGGGTGGTGTTCCAAAACCATCTACTCGTACTTGCTTTGCATGGCACGAAAGCTCAATGGGTTATGCCGAAAGCATTTCGCAAAAGAGCGAAGTTAACTACATACCTGAAAAGACATCTTTCCTAGTAAGCTCCATGTTCTCAGCTGGAGCTATAGCGATCGATGACGAAGGTATCGTAAAAATTTCATGTACTGAGTAAGGAGACTAACACATGGCTTTTTCAAGTACTGGTTTGGTAAATTACGGTGGTGGCAAAAAGGGCGATGCGCCTGGCCTCTACGGTTATTCGACAACTGACGCGATTGCTGATGTAAATACTGCTGGCTATTTCAATAGCTTGGCAAATACACTAGCGGTTGGTGACACGATTTTGGTTCGCTCTTCAACAGGCGGCACACAAGCGTTGTCATGGGTTTATGTTGCAAGCAACGCAAGCGGCGTTGTTGACGTAACAGACGGTCTAACAATTACAGCGACCGACTCAGACTAATTAATATGGGGCTGGGCAACTGGCCCCTTATATACATTGGAGGGTTATGATGGCCGTAGGCGATACAGATTTATCTATTTGCTCAGATGCTTTAATCTCGCTGGGGGCTTCGCCCCTTTCTTCGTTTACAGAGGGAACCGATAGCGCCCAGGCTTGCGATCGATTATACCCAGATTTAAAAAATACATTACTAAGCACTTATGTTTGGTCTTGGTCACTAGCCAAAATCCAACTGGCTAGATTATCAGCTGCACCAATAAACGAATGGAAATACGCCTATCAAATGCCAGGCGACCATTTAACTGGTGCGTTAGCGGTATTCGAAACTGACGGTACAGCACAAAGATCTGTTCGTTATGGTTGGGAAATATATGGCGATCAATTAGTCAGTAATATGGAAACTGTTTATATTGATTACCAACAAACTATAGCTGAAGCTAAGATGCCAAACTATTTTGTTCGTTTGCTTAAAACGGCATTAGCGGCTGAGTTAGCAATTGTTATTACAGACCAAGTAGGAAAAGCAGATTATTTTAGAGGAATTGCATTTGGATCTCCTGGAGAAAATGGTCGAGGCGGTTTAATGCGTGAAGCTATGAACATCGATGCCAGAGGGCAATCAACACAAATTGTCGAGGACTATTCGCTAATCCAAGTGAGGCAGTAAATGCGTATTACTCAGTTTCAAACAAACTTCTCTGTTGGTGAACTAGATCCGTTATTACGAGCCAGGACAGATTTATCACAATATCAGAACGCCCTGGAAGAAGCGACAAATGTTATTATACAACCTCAAGGCGGTTTAAAGCGTAGAGATGGGTTAAAGTTTATCTATAACTTTGGAACAAGCTTTACAGCATTTAAACTAATACCTTTTGAGTTTAGCGTCACAGATAGTTTTCTTTTAGTTCTAGTTGTTGGCCGGATCTATGTATTCAAGGCTGGTGTTCTGCAAGCAAACATAAATGGAACAGGCAATGATTATATAGCTGCCTCAGATATTACGGCAGCTATGCTAGATGAAATTACTTATACCCAGGCGGTCGATACACTTATTCTATGCCATGAAGATTTGCAGACAAAAAGACTTGTTAGAAACACAGATACAAACTGGACGTTAGAAAACTTACCGTTAACTAATGTGCCGCAATATCCTTATGCTTTAAGTATACACTCACCAAATTTTACAATTACCCCCAGCGCAGTATCAGGCAACATTACAATAACGGCTTCGAGCGTAACTACAGATACCGGAACTGCCCAGGCTGGGGGTGCTAGTACAATTACATTAAAATCTTCGTCTGCGTATTCGTCTGATGACCAGCCTAATGGAATGTCTGTTACACTTACCTCCGGCACTGGATCAGGACAATCTAGGTTTATTGATGATTATGTGGCGTCAACTAAAGTTGCTACAATATACCCACCCTGGACTACAGCACC